TAACAAAATCACGTAATTTAGTTGTATTAGTAATGTTATTAATAAATTCTTTTAATGTTAATTTTTGGCGATCTGATAATGTAGCATATTTGCTATTGAATTTTTCCAATAACATACGATAAGCTAATATACGAGATCCTTTATCCATATTAGCAAATTCTTCCATTACACGATCCTTAACACCTTCTTTATTTACCTCTTTACGAGTAATGTGTTCTAATAATGTAATTTTATTATCAATGATTTGCTGTGGTTCAGTAAATTCTAGTGAATTGTGTGCTTCAATTAAATTGAATGCAGCCGCATATTGCTTGTAGTTATTAATCTTTGCCTTAAAAAATTCTTCTAAATCATAATGTTCACGTACTTCTTTAATTAAATTGTACTTTTCCTTACGTAAAGATGTTTTATTTAAACGCAAAGAAGCTTCAAGCGTCGCGTTGATAAACGTTTCGGCTTTAGCTTCAGATAATGATTTAGGCTGAATTAATGCTTGATATAATTTATATTCTTTTGCTAATTCGGATTTACTAAAATATTTTTTAACTAATCCAATAGCAGCAGAATCTTTATTAGATACAGTATCAGATGCTATTTGTCTTACTAATAGCTCAAACAAGATACCCGTATTTTTAAATTTGCTATGTTTAATTTTCATAATGAATAGTGTGCACTACGTATAAATATATATTTACTGTATGTCCTTGATATTTTTTTCACTTAATAATGATGGTTCTTGGTCAGGTCCCACTACAAGTTCTTTGCGAGCTATGTTCATTCCTTCGAATAATTTCTTATTTCTATAGTATTCAAACATAGCTTTTGGTGTACCACTTCCTTCTTCAGGTTGATTTGCGGTATACAGTGTACCGTTTTCTTTACTTCCTAATCTATCTTTACCTAATGGGTCTTTTTGTGTACCAACAATAGATGTTCTTTCTTTAGGACGACCAACAGGACGTGTTTCGTCATATCCAGGAGGCACAGCACCATCTTTATTCATTCCTGTTCTGCCTTTACCATATAATGAAGCTAAGTCATGTGGTGTACCATATGATTTACCAGTTTTAGCTGGGTCATTACCTTCATTCTCGATTTGTGCTAAACGGAATGCACGTTTTTTATCTTCAAGTACTAAATCACGGTATTCATCATATTGATCTTCACTAAATTGGAATACATTATCGTAAATCCAATCTGAAGGCATTAAGTTTGTATCTTGAATTGATTTAGCTAAGTCAACTTTTTCTTTCCATAATGCTACTTTCTCTTGTTCGTAAACAACAGATGGAGTAGTTAATGCTAATTCAAAATTTGTTAGTGATTCACCATCATATCCTTGAACATACAAATGTACTAAAGCCATTTTGTACAATTCTGATAAAGCAATACGTTGGATACGTTCAACTGTGCGAGCGAAGCGAATATCTTCAGCAGCTAATGTCTTCAATAGCGTTGTATTCTAAACCTTTAATTGTGTCGATTTTTGTTGCAGTATCATTGCCACGAGTTGGAAGATAGAAGTCTTCCATCATGTTTTGAAGATTGTAACGTAAGTTATATTCACCTGTTTGTTGATCAACATAAGGTGTTTTTTTCATCTTCTGCATAATCTTCTGCATGTAACCATCTACCTCATTTGGTGGGATGTTACCAACGTTTACAGTGAATACGCGTTTTTCTGGGGCACGTGTGATACGATGCAACAACATTGCATCTTTCATCAGCACATACTGTTTATAAGTTTTGCGAGCAGGCTCAATGTACGATCTACCATAAGGTAAATAGTTAGCATCAGTTATTAGCCTAAAATGAGCTACTTCGTAGTTTTCAAATTTAATTTTACCATCTCTATCTTTAACACGTGATACAATACCACCAGCAGCGATCACCATTGGATCGATACGGAAACATACATAAGATGGGTTTTCTGGGTCTTGTCCTTCTTCGCGAACAATATCATATACTGAAAGTGGTGTTACATTATATACACCAAATTTTTCAGCAATTTCCATATGCAAATACCAGTCACCATATTTACACATATTTCTAATCCACATCCATAAGTTAAATTCAATGTTTAATACATCGTAAAATAAATTATAAAGGATGCGTTGAATATTTTCGTCAGCACTTCTAATTTGTAATACTTCACCTGCTTCATTCTTTAATGTTGATTCATCAGCGATGATATCTAATGCTGAAGCGATGATTGATTCTGTATCCATTGCTTCATAGTCAGTATATAACTGAATGCGCAATGTTTGATAATTCATCGTTGGGTTGTAAGGCATGTTAGCGCCATAACGATGAAGCTTTGTAAATCTATCGATTAATGCGTTTGTTTTTACGTTACCGTAGGCTTGAATTTTATCAACATCTACTACTTTAAGTTGATTACCCCCAACGTTTCTGATAATAACGTCGGTGCTAAATAATCTTGTCAACCTACTAAACAAACCTGGTTGTTGTTCTGCCATTATGTTGTTTTATTATACCAATAAATATTTATTAACCTAATATCCATGTCATATCTTCGAATCCGCCACGACCATCATTTACTATATAAGGATTTTGTTGTCCATTAGGTAAAGCTGGTCCTAAATATCCAGAAGTAGTTCTAGTTATATTAGATACCATTGCACGTGATAGATCCATACCTTGATCATAAAAACGCATTGCTGTATCTCTAGTGAATAGTCCAATACCTAAGCTCATTACTAAATCATCATTATACCCATTTTGAGCTTGTGCTTTACCGTTTTGCCATATAAACACACGTAATTCTTCTATTAAACGTTTTGATCTAAACACAAATGCTTTTTCTCGAATATACGACTCCATTTTTGAGATAACAAGTGGTCTTGTTTTAGCTGATGTAGTAAATCCAGGAACTGTTTGGTCTGATTCCATTTTAGTTAACCACTTATCCATTGTTAGTTCACCATAAGCACGAGGCGAGTAATATAATTTAGAATATCCTTTATCTATTATTGTGTTAACAACATCCCACCCAACGTTGGCGTTTTCCACGACCAATAACGCATTATTATACTCAGTAGCAACAGATACCAACATATTTCCATAAGTGCGAGTATCCACGTGCGATTTGTATTCAGCAACTTGCTCGCATGTTGTAGCATCAATAACGTGAAACGCTGAATAATCCGAGCCGTCTCCGCGAGCAACGTCAGCGCATACCAAATACTGCTTAGTGTAATCAGGATAAGCCCAAATCCAAAAATCGCCACCCATAAAACGGCGTTCCACAGGATCTTGTATATAAGTTTCTTCATAAAAAGATAATAAATCAGGTTCGATTACTGAATTACCAGATCCTAAAAAGTCACAATCATACTCTTGGGCAAATTCTCGAGGTGACATATTTGCACGCTCTCTTTGCTCCCAAGCCTCATCTCTATCTGGGTGTAAATTCCAAGGTAATTTAATGGCTTTAAAGTCATTTTTACTTATTTCGGCTTCAGTATACATTTTGTGAAACCAGTTACCTACACCATTAGGAGAAGATAATGCAATGATTCCTCCACCTGTTGCAATTGTAGGTTTAATACTTGTATAAATTCTATCAATACCTTCAATAAATGCAGCCTCATCTACTAACAATAAAGATACTGCGTACGATCTACCTGCATCTGATGCAGCTGATGTAGCAACAATTTGAGAGTTATTAGCTAATTTTAATGAAAGTTTATTATCTGATACTGGTTTTTGGTTACCTTTTAACCATGAAGGTAAGTTATTGTACATAAACTGTACCTTTTCAACCATACCTTTAGCGGTTTCTTGCTTAGTTGCAATACACAATACGGTTTTGTCTTTATTAAACAACATTGTCCATAAAGAAAAACCAGCAGTAAGAGTAGAGATACCTAACTGACGGGATTTATTAATGATACAGAAACGATTAGCTCTGAAATCATTTAAAACGTCTTCCTGGAATGGGTATAGGTGAAATAATACTCTACCTTTAATAGGGTGTGTAATGTAACAATATTTTCTAAAGAAATGTACAGGGTCTGTAGCACATTTAATATACTCAGCCTTAATTATTTCTTTAATGTTTGCTTGACTCATGTATATAAATATATAAAGAAAGCCTGTTCTTGCGAACAGGCCTTAATTATGTATGGGTATGCAAGGATTATTTTTTACTTAAAGCATCAATAATTGCTTTAAGGATTGTTGGTGAAGGAATCCAGTTAATAGGAACATCAAATTTTTTCTCTAAATTCATAATAGTGTCGAAATAAGCTTTACCTTCAGCACTACCACTGTTCCATGTTTCAACATAAAACTTTATATCATTAGGATTAAAGTGAGATATAACACCATACACCACATCCCATTTATCTTTATCTTCACTAATTTTAATATTACCTAATTCAGTTCTATTCATTTGTACTAATAATGAATAAACATTATCTAATTTTTCTTGATATTCAGGTGTATTAAATTTAGGATTTCTAGGCTGAATAGATGTAATTTCTTTTTCAATGCTATCTTCATTGTATCCAGAGGGATATTTATATGTTTTAGCAAAATTAGTACCTAATTCTCTATCTAAATCTTCAGCTGGGTATTTAGATTGAGACATTGATATTAAATCAAGTTCATCTAAATTTTCTTTAGTAGGTCTAACAGTTGGGGTTGA